GCTCATATACCTCGGGGGGCGACATGGACGTCATCTCGCAGGCGATGGGCGAAAAGCACAAGGTCCGCAGCTTCAACAACAACATTACGGTCCCGAACGACCCGCGTTATGGCGACGTTACGATCGACACCCACCAGGTAGCAGCCGGGCAGCTTCGGCCCCTGGCGGGCACATCTCAGGCTGTTGCCCATAATCTTGCGACCAGCGTCGAAGCTGGGATGAAAAACGCCAAAAACTCAGCTGTCACTGGCGCTCAAGGCACTTATGGATTGATTGCTGACGCGACGCGCCAGGCTGCAAAACCGTATGGTCTGCTTGGCCGCCAGATGCAATCGGCGACATGGGAGCCGGTGCGAGAATTGTTTGAGGCGACGGCAAAACGTGGTAATCTGCCAGATCAAGTCGACGCGATCTGGAGAGCGCACGATGCAGGAGATCTCAACCTCCAACAAGCCCGAGACCTCATCTACGAAACTGCCGGAGGAATTGGAACGCCGGCTTGGGCACGACCTAATATTGAAAGAATTGATCCGCGACGGGGGTCTTCCTACCGTTAAGGATTACATTGATCTCAACTGGGGAGGAGAACTCCCGGAAGAGATCGACGTCGAAGATGCTGAAACGCTAGATGCGATTGCACGGTTTGAATCGTCGCTGAAATCGTAAAAATAGAGAATTAAAATTCGAGAAAAGACCCCGCTTCGGCGGGGTTTTCTTTTTTGAGGATCTATGACGGTCGACATCGCCGCGGCCTATGCGGCCTTTATCGAGACATACCGGGACAACCCCGTCGCCTTCGTGAAGGTCGTGCTCGAGGCGGATCCGCTGCCCTGGCAGTGCGAGCTGATGGACGCGGTGGCGAAGGGAACTCGACGCATCAGCGTTCGAGCTGGTCACGGCGTCGGGAAATCGACGTGCTGTTCGTGGATTTTGCTTTGGCACCTCTGCACGCGGATGCCGCAGAAGGCGGTCGTCACGGCGCCGACTGCAGGGCAGTTGTTCGATGCGCTGTTTTCAGAACTGAAGCACTGGGCGAACAAGCTCCCGTCGTCGCTGCGAGATAACATTGAGATATTTTCTGACCGTATCGTTCAGAAGGGCGCGCCCGAGAGCAGCTTTATCTCTGCGCGCACGAGTTCTGCAGAACGCCCTGAAGCGCTTGCGGGCATTCACTCGGAGCACGTTCTTCTTATCGCTGACGAGGCGTCAGCTATTCCTGAAGCGGTTTTCGAAAGCGCTGCTGGCTCCATGTCGGGACACGCAGCAACCACAATCCTTATCGGAAACCCAACGCGTAATACTGGCCTGTTCTTTCGAACGCATCATCAATTAAAGGGTGATTGGAAGACGCTGCATGTCAGCTGTCTCGACAATCCTCTCGTGTCAAACGACTTCGTCAATCAGATCAAGGAAACGTATGGCGAGGGCAGCAATGCGTTTCGTGTTCGTGTTCTCGGCGAATTTGCTCTTCGTGATGATGATAGCCTCATTGCAGCTGATCTTGTGGATGCTGCTATGTCGCGAGACGTTGCGCTCGACCCGCAAGCGGATCTCATCTTTGGCTGCGACATTGCGCGTTATGGATCGGATAGATCTGTAATCTGCAAACGACGCGGTAACGTCGTCATCGAGATGCGCCATTGGTCTGGCGAGGATCTGATGGGAACGGTGGGGCGGATTGTCCATGAAGCGAATATGGACAAGCCCGCTGAGATTTGCGTGGACAGCATTGGCCTTGGCGGCGGTGTCGCCGATCGTCTTCGCGAATTGGGTTTTAATGTTCGCGATGTCAACGTCTCCGAGAGCAATGCGCTCAATCAGCAGGCGTATCGACTGAGAGATGAACTTTGGATTGCAGCTAAAGATTGGCTGGAGACCAGAGCGGTTAAATTGCCGAAGGATGATGATCTCCGCGCTGAGCTTATCGCGCCGAGCTATGCATTCGCCTCGAACGGCAAGATCAAGGTCGAGAGTAAATCTGAATTGAAGAAACGCGGCATGCGCTCGCCGGATTTGGCCGACGCGCTGTGTCTCACGTTTGCTGGTCAAGGCGCCATGGTTGGTGGCCGATCAATGAAATGGATCACCGGCAAGCCTCTGCAGCGTCGCGTCTCTATTTGCTAGGAAAGAACTGAATGGCACGTCGTCGTCGCCGTCGTTCGTCTCCATCTCCGATGGATGCGGATCAGGCCGCATATCTCGAAAACTCTGCTCCCGTGCCGGGGGACGAGGATGGCGAGCTATACGGCAGCCCTTATGCGGAAGACATGGTCGAAGGCGGCGTCGAGGATGATGATGACGCATCCGCTGACGAGGATAATAATTCGTATGGCCCTGGCAATGCTGACATGCGCCAGAAGCTCAATCCGCTCGACGAGACTGAGTTCCAGAACCGTGTAGCGATCGGCGTCCAAGCAGCTGAAACCTACATCGACACGCTGATCACGCCGGTTCGTGTCCAGGCTGCGGAATATTATCGCGGCGCGCCGTTTGGCGACGAGGAGCAGGGCAGATCTCAGGTCGTGCTTACGGAGGTGCGTGACACCATCCAGAGCATCATGCCGAGCCTCATGCGCATCTTCACGTCCGGCCAGCGCATTGTTGAATACATGCCGCGCACGGCTGAAGACGTTAAGACGTCTGAGCAGGCGTCGGATGCGGTTAATTTCATCTTTAACGAGATGAACCCCGGCTTTCAGATCCTCTACAGCGCGTTCAAGGATGCGTTGCTAAAGAAGGTCGGCGTCGTCACCTGGTGGGCGGAAAGCGAAGACCGCGTCGTCGAGAGACATTTCTCCGGCCTGGTTCGCGAAGAGCTGCTGCTGATGATGCAGCAAAACCCGAATGCTCAGCTGGTCTACGCCAACCCGGAGCCTGTCACGGATCCGATGATGCCTGAGACCTACTCGGTTTGTGTGCGTCTTGTTGACCAGGAGAGAAAATATCGTGTTCGCGCATTGCCTCCTGAGTGCTTTATCTGCGATCGGCGCGCTCGTGATACTGATAAGTTTTTTGATCTGGTCGGCTATCGTGACCTCGTTACGGTCTCAGAACTCATCGAGATGGGATACAACGAGGAAGATGTAATCGAACACGGCTCCCCCGGAGAGGACAATCTCTGGATCGCTCAGATGGAAGAATTTGAGCGCAACCGTGGCATGTATTTCCCGACCGATAACGACGATCCGACCCTGCGTCGCGTGAAGTATATGAAAATCTTCATGCGCATTGATAAGGACGGGGACGGTATTGCGGAACTCCGCTGTATCGAGTGCATTGGCCGCGACTGCTTTATTCTGAAGGATGAGATCGTCGATCACGTCCCGTTCGCCGTGTTCTGCCCAGATCCAGAGCCGCATGCAATCTTTGGACATTCGGTCGCTGACGTCACAATGGATCTCCAGCGGATCAAATCGCACGTCATGCGCGCGACCCTGGACAGCCTGGCTCAATCTATTTTCCCCCGCACGGCGGTTGTTGAGGGCCAGGCGAATATTGATGATGTATTGAACAAAGAGGTCGGCGCCGTCGTTCGCGTTCGCCAGGCCGGGGCTGTTCAGGATCTCTCCACCCCGTTCGTCGGCCAGCCGGCGATGGGCATCATTGAATACATCGACGAGATCAAGGCGCAGCGCACGGGCGTCACCCCGGCGAGCCAGGGTCTTGACGCTGATCTCCTGCAGTCAACCACGAAAGCTGCAGTCACGGCGCAGATCTCGGCCTCCCAAGAGCGCATTGAGCTGATCGCTCGCACGTTCGCTGAAAACGGCATGAAGCAGCTGTTCGGCGGTCTCCTGAAGATGATCTGCCGCCACCAGGACAAGCCGCTCCTGGTTCGCCTGCGTGGAGAATACACACAGGTCGATCCGACGACCTGGGATCCAAATATGGATTGCTCGGTCTCTGTGGCCCTGGGCCGTGGCGATGACGCGCAGCAGATGGCGTTCCTGACGACGGTCGCTCAGAAGCAGGAACAGATCATCCAGCTCATGGGTTTGGACAACCCCCTGGTTAAGCTGTCGCAGTATCAATCGACGCTGAGCCAGATCGTGCGGAAAGCGGGTTACAAAAACCCCGACGCATTCTTCTCCCCGATCAGCCAGCAGCAGGAGGCGATGCTCGCCCAGCAGCAGGCTGCAATGAAGGCGCAGCAAAAGGATCCCAACGTCCTGCTCGCCGAGGTCGAGATGGCGAAGGCGCAGGCCGAGACTTACGCCAAGCTCCAGCAGCTCGCGATCGATCGCGCCCAGCTCCAGCTGGATGCGGATCTCAAGCGCGACCAGATGGAAGCCGACATCATCCTGAAGGCTGCTGATATTGCCGCGAAGAGCGGCGTCCAGGTCGATTGGCCCTCAATCATTGAGATGACCAGGAAGCCTCGCCAGGACATCCAGAACCTGGCGCAGACGCTCATCGACAACGAGAAGCTTGCCTCCGCACAGGTTCTCTCGCAGATCGGCATGGGCCAGGCTCCGCAACCGCAGCAGCCAATGCCGCAGCCTAACGCTCCGGCGCCGATGATGTCGCAATGAGCGAACTGGACGCTGAGCAGCTCGCGCGCCAAGCGCAGAATATTCTGAACTCCGACGCATTCAAAATCGCGATGGAGAAGATGGACGCCTACACGATCGAGATGTGGGCGAACGGGAATTTTAAGACGCCAGCAGAACGAGAAGAAGCCTATGGCCTCGTGCGCGGCGCAAGGACGTTCCGAGCGCGGCTAATTGGCCTGCTTGAGG